CAGAGTTCCGCCGAAGCGCTGTCGAAGTGGTGGCAGGATGAACTAAGCGGCGCGACCGCTGCGATCCCGAGGTGATGTCATGGGGTTAGAAACCGTACACCGCCCGAGCCGTACGAAGATCGGTGATATCGAGATCGACGTCGTGCTTACAGAGTCGAGCACCGACTCGGCAGAGACTACCGATCACCCTGTCGAGCAGGGGTTTGACGTCTCGGATCACGCGCGGCTCAAGCCGGTGACGCTTCAGATCACCGGGATCATCTCGAACACGCCCGTCGGCGCAGTACAGTCGCAGCGTGTGGTGAGCCTCGGCGGAGGTGTCACTTTTACGTCAGTGTCTACCGAGCGCGTCGGCGGGGCTATCGGTTTTGCCGAGCGTGCGGCGGCAGATCTGCGCAAGCTCCTCGAAGCCAGGCAGCTCGTGACTGTGACCACAAGCAAGCGCGTCTACACCGATATGATGCTGACCGATTTGATCACGCCTCGCGACGGTAAGACCGGCGATGCGCTCACTTTTCAAGCGACGTTTAAACGTGTGCGTATTGTCCAAAACAAAACGACTCGTCGAGTTATTGCTAAAAGAGAATCGAAAGCACAGAGCAAGCAGAAGGCCGGGAAGCAACTTCCGACCGAGAACACGACGAAGAAGTCAATCGCCTACAGCACGGTCGAGAAACTCGGGTTGCTTGATAAACTGGGGGTCAGGTAATGCCGTTTACGATACCGCTGCGCAGTGACTTGCCGCATTTTGACATTAGCGTAGAGCTTGAAGGTGTTAACTACACCCTGGAATTCTACTGGAATACGCGCGAGGCGTGTTTCTATATGAGTATTTTCGATAACAACCAAGAGCCTGTGCTACTTAGTGTAAAAGCGGTAATTGATCAGCCACTAGGCTTCCGCTATAAGCTGCCGAAGATGCCGCCGGGCTGTCTGATTATGACTGACACCTCGGGCGCTCGACTCGATCCCGTGTGGTCGAACGATCTACAACGTAGCGATCTCGGGGATCGTGTGATTCTCGACTACTTCGAGAGCACCGAACTTCCGGTGAGAGGATAGGTCGTGCCGAATCTCTACGGTCGTCAGTGCCGTTTGCTCATCGCAAGACAGGTCGCGAGCAATTACCGCACACTGTCTACTGACGTGATCGAGATCACCGACCTGCGCGTAGCGTTCAAGGTGCGCAAGTCCTCGGCCAAGGAGCCGAACACTGCTGAAGTCACCGTCACAAATCTGAGCCGCTCCACACGATCCGCGCTTCAAGAGAAGGGTGTCAAGTTCCAGCTTGAGGCGGGGTATGAGGGAACCGGGATCAAGCGCGTGTTCTCGGGTGACGTTCGCGCACTTGATCACTCCCGAGACGGTGCGAGCTGGCACACTCGGCTGAAGAGCGGGGACGGCGAGCGCGCGTTTCGTTTTGCCCGTGTGAGCGAGAGCCACGCACCGGGGGCACCTGCGAGTGACGTGGTTCGCAAGCTCGCTGACGCGCTCGGGTTAGGGCTTGGCAACTTCGGACAGGTGTCAGCCGTACTCGCAGCGATTCGCTTTGAGCAAGGCGTCGTGACTCACGGCCCGGCGTCAAGTGAGCTGACGAAGGTGCTTGCCAAAGCCGGGATCACCTGGTCGATTCAAGACGGGGAGCTTCAATTCCAGCGCGACGATCTGCGCATCGGTCCGCAGATTCCTGAGCTGGCCCCTGACAGCGGGCTTATCGGATCGCCCGAGTTTGGATCGCCAGTCGTCAAGGGCGGCCCTCGACTGCTCACTTTTAAGTGTTTACTCGACGCTGACTTGAGGCCGGGCGGTAGAGTCGCGATCAAGTCCGAGCGTCACACCGGCGTAGTACGTATTTGGAAAGTCGAGCACATCGGTGACACGGCGGGTGGGGACTGGTACACCCAAGCGGAAGGGTTTCCCTCGAAATGAGCGACACACCACAAACGCTACAGGAAGTGCTATCGACGCTGGCGGACACGATCCGCTTGTCGATCAACACCTGTCTACCTGGCCGGATCACAAGGTACGATGAGACTCGACAGCGTGCCGATGTCCAGCCGCTCATAAAGCTGCGCAGGTTGACAGAGGAATCCGAGATCGCTGTAGACACCCTGCCCGTGGTCCCATCTGTACCCGTCGTGTTTCCAGGCGCGGGCGCTTGGCGTCTCACCTTCCCGATCCAAGAGGGTTCCACGGGACTGCTGATTTTCTCACAAGCGAGCCTCGATCGCTGGCTTGTGAGTGGTGGCCTTGTTGATCCCGAGGACGATAGAAGGTTCGATCTGTCGGACGGAATTTTTATACCGGGGCTGCGTGACTTCGGGCATCCGCTCAAGAGCGCCCCGCTCGACAGGCTCACGCTCGGCCACGACGACGGCGTACAAATCCACATCGACAAAGACGCGATCCGTGTGGGTTCAAACCTGCCCGTGCAGCTTGAGTCGGCAGCGCTCGCCGACACGCTGTGGACGCACCTGAACAGTGTGCTGCACAGCTGGCTCGCCACTCACACACACCCTACACCATCAGGCACTTCGTCCGCGCCGGGTACACCACCGCCCAGCCCGTCGGACTTCAGGTCCACCGCCATCAAGGTGAAACGATGAAACGAGTGACGGACTTCGGGCTTGATTCCGACGGTGATATGTACGCCGATGATCTGGGGCTGGCGCTCACAGGCGATGCGCCGGGAGTTCTTCAGCAGACGAACTTGCGGCTGCGCTTTTTCAAAGGCGAGTGGTTTCTCGACGACGAGCGTGGCATGCCGTGGTGGCAGCGTATCCTCGTGAAAAACCCCGACGTGGTCGAAATCGAGGGTTACTTTCGCGACGCGATCCTCAGCGTTCGCGGAGTCCGCGAGCTGACCTACCTGGCAAGCAGCTACACCGACGCCAGAAAGCGCGAGTTTCAAATCGAGTGGCGAGCGTCCACCGACCTCGGCGAACTTGCGTCAACGGAAAGGATCACACTCTAAATGGCGGGGCTTACACTCACCGGTTTTGACACAAAGACCCTCACACAGTCGAAAGCCGAGCTCGACGAGCTTTTCAAAAACACTTTTGGGGTTAGCCTCGGCAGTGAGCCGGACGGCTCGATCCCGCCCGATTCGGTGGCGGGGCAACTTGTCGGGCTGCTCGCGGATCGTGAAGCCGAGATCTGGGAAGTAATGCAAGCTCTGTCGTCGAGCTTTGATCCCGATAACGCGACTGGGAAAGCGCTTGTGGCACTGTGCGCGCTCACCGGCACACTGCCGAACCCGGAGCGTAAAAGCTCTGGGGTCGTCGTGCTGACGGGCGATCCCGGTACTGTGCTGACTGTTGGGCGCGGTGTGTCGGAGGCTACGAGCGGCGCGCGGTTTTTAACTACCGCTGCTGTCACGCTCTCGCTTGATTCGAGCTGGGCCACGTCCACGGTCTACGCCGTCGGCGACCGTGTGACAAACGGGATAAGCCCGGCCCGGATCTACCAAGCCACGGTCACGGGCACAAGCGCTGCCCTTGGTAGCGGGCCGAGCGGTACAGGCTCGGTGATTGCTGACGGGTCTGTGACGTGGACCTACTGCGGTGAGGGTACGGCGAGCGGTGTCTCTGCGGTCGAATCCGTGGAAGCCGGACCGTATGCGGCAGCGACCGGCACGTTGACCGTGATCGACACACCGATCACCGGCTGGCTCAGTGTGCGGAACCTCGCTGACGTTAAGGTCGGGGCTTACCTTGAAACAGACGCGGCTCTGCGCATCCGTCGGGAAAACGAGATTACGGGCAACGCCAACGGCACGCTGGACGCGATCCGAGCGAAGCTTCTGCGCGTGGGCCAGGGCGGTGCAAACCCTGTGCTTGACTGTGTCGTTTTTGAAAACACGACGATGGTCGTCAGCGTCGACGGACTTCCGCCCAAGTCGATCGAGGCGATCGTGTTGGGTGGCGACGATCAAGCGCTGTTCGATACGGTTCTCGCAACGAAGGACGCGGGCATCGAGTCGCACGGTAACACCGTTGGTAGCTCAAACGACAGCGCCGGATTTCCGCACGTCGTCAAGTTCACGCGACCGACGGAAAAGCTGGTGTGGATTGAGCTTGACTTGATCAAGGATGTCGGGCGCTACCCGCTCGACGGTGATGCTCAGTGTAAGCAAGCTATCCTCGACTGGCACACGTCAGCGAATGGCTACACCTTCGGCAAAGATGCCACCGTTTGGGGCATATCAACCTCTCTCTACAAAGTCCCCGGCGTGCTCAAGGTATCAGGTGTGCGGCTCGGATTTGCCCCGGCCCCGGTCGGCACCTCCGACCTTCCGATCGCGATCCGTGAGATTGCCCGGTTCGATTCGAGCCGGATCACAATCAGCTCCACAGGAGGGACGCCGTGAGTTCGATCACCTACCGTTCCGATGTGGCCGCGTTCCTGCTGTCGAGGCTCGCCGAGGAGTTTCGCAAGCCCAGGATTAGCAAACTGTTCGGAGGCATCGGCACTCAGTACCAGGCCCTTGAGGATGCCGCGTGGCAGCTCTACACGCTTCGCTCGGTTGATACCGCCGAGGGCTGGGTGCTCGACGTGCTCGGTAAGCTTGTCGGGGAGCGCAGACAGGGAAGTCCGGACGCTGATTACCGAATCCGAGTGCGCGCACGAATTCGCGCGAACCTGAGCGACGGAACAATTGAGGACGTGCTCGCGGTGTTCAAGCTGCTGCTTGGCGGTGCTGGCACACTTCAATTGCAGGAATATTTCCCGGCGGGTTTCGTTCTGCGCGTGGGCGGTGTCTCGCTGACCCTCGCACAAATCGTGATTTTCGCTCGGTTTTTGCGCCAGGTTCGAGGCGCGGCGATTGACGCACAGCTCGGCTATCAGACCGTCGCGGACGCCGACGCCTTTGTGTGCGCGACTTCCTCACCGCTCACGTCACCAGTAGCGGTCAACGCGAT